CAGCCAACAAACGGCAGTGCATCCAAAGTAATTGGATCGACATCGAGCAATCCAGTACCATTGGTGACATTTGGATCAACACAAAACAATTAAGGTTTAAAAATGTCATTACTGAGTTTTATCTTCACTGCAGCAGCGATTGTTACTGGTGCATATGAATTGGAGTTTTTGACATATGCTGGGGCCATGCAAATGGCGGTCACGTTTGCAGTTTCGATTGTGGCATCGAGGCTTTTTGCCCCCAATATTCCACAATCCCAGCAAAATAACATTAGGCAGCAAGTGCCACCTGATCCAACGGCTGGCATTCCATTGGTATATGGTGATGCATACACTGGTGGCCGATTTTGTGATGCGGTACTGACCACAGATCAAAAGTCAATGTATTATGTGATGGTGATCAGCTGCATCAGTCCAAATGGCCAGTTTTCATTTGACACCAGCAAATTTTATTATCAAGATCAGATCATCACATTTGACACCACTGATTTGACAAAAGTTGTCAGTTTAACAGACCAAGCTGGCAATGTGGACACATCGATCAGCGGTCACTTGTACATCAGTTTGTACACATCATCACAAACTGGAACGATCACACCCATCAACACATCAAATCAGCCATCAGCGGTGATGAGTACGGCCAATGGCATTCCATCAGGGCAGGAATGGGTTAGCAGTGGCCGACAAATGAACGGCACTGCATTTGCCATTGTGCAGCTGGTTTATAACGCAAATTCACTTGGAACAACTGCGCTGCAGCCAGTCACATTCCATGTAAGCCATTATTTGAATGGCACTGGATGTGCCAAACCTGGTGACGTTTGGTATGATTACATGACCAATACAGTCTATGGTGCAGCAGTTCCAAGTCAATTTGTCAGCTCTGCATCAGCCACTGCATTGAATTCATATTCTGATGAGCTGATCACTTACACACCAGCTGGTGGAGGATCAGCATCGATCCCAAGATACAGATTCAATGGTGTTTTGGACACTGGTCAGACTGCATTGTCAAACATTGATTTGATGATGAATTGCTGCGATTCATGGCAGTCTTATCAAGTGGCCACAGGACTTTGGACTGTGGTTGTTAACAAAGCCATTTCACCGACATTTTCATTTGACGATACAAACATCATTTCAGACATCACAGTCAGTGAGTTGGATTTGACTCAAATGGTCAACCAAATCGAGGCCAGATTCATTGATTCTGGCAATCGAGATCAACCAGGTTATGTGAATCTGCAAACTCCATCAGGATTGCTGCTGCCAAATGAACCAGTTAACAAATTCACCATTTCATATGATTTGATCAATAGCAGCGTCACGGCTCAATACTTGGCCAATCGAGTGCTTGAACAAAACAGACTTGATTTGATTGTCAGTTTTTCCACTAATTACACTGGCATTCAAGTCAATGCTGGTGATGTGGTAACAGTGACCAACAGTTACTATGGCTGGACAAATCAACAATTCAGAGTGATGCAAGTCAAAGAAGTATCGCTGCCTGATGGATCACTTGGGGCATCATTCCAAATGATGCAATATGATCCCAATGTATATGCAACATCAAGCATTACTGCATACACACCAACTAGTCACAGTGGATTGGCTGCACCAACATTTTTCAGTTCATTGGCTGCACCAACAGTGACGGCTCATTTTGAAACGGCAAACATTCCATATTTCAATGTGCAAGTGTTTGTGCCAGTAACTGGCCGAGTCACAAACGGCACTTTGTACTATACAACAGTGGCCACACCATCTGGATCAGATTGGAAAGTCTGGGCTAATGTGCAAACGGCAAACAGTTTGCCAGTGCCAAACAATTCATACTATACATTTGTGGATGTGGTGCTGCCAGCTGGGACTTATTATTTTGCATACACAGTTGGAAGTGGTACCAGCTTATCTACACTTAGCCCAATTAGTGCTGGATTTGTTTGGGCACCAGTGGGGATGTCAGGCGTGTCGGGGTATAGTGGAGCGTCAGGGTATAGTGGATTTTCAGGGACAGGATCAACTGGAGCCACTGGCCCAAGATCGGCCACTGGTGAGCTTTATTATGCAACGTCACAATCAACTGCACCAGCTGCACCAACGGCCAGCGGTTATAACTTTTCAACTGGGTCATTTTCAAGTCTAACATCAGGCTGGTCCACAACATTCACTGCACCAACGGCAACATATACCACCCAGTTTTGGGCTGCTAGATATTATGTGATTGAATCCACATATGGTGGATCACAAACCATCACCATCAGCACAGTTTACAACTGGACCAATTTCAATGGATTGGTTTCATTTACCAATTTGGCCACATCAACTGGAACAACATTCATTGATGGTGGAAATATTGACACCAACACAATCACAGTCAATTCTTTGAAATCCAATTCAAGTGGAACATTTAACAGTTATGTGACTTTTGGTTTGGGAGTTGGAAGTTCAATTGGTGGTTATCAAGCTGGTGGTGCTTTTGTATCAGCCAATATTGGATATTATGGATTATTGGTGGCCAATACCAATGCTGGAAATGCTTTTGGTGCTGGCACAACTGATACAAGTGGAAATGCAGCAGCAGTCTTTGGTGTCGGTGGTGGCAATAGTACATTCACCACTTATAGAAATTTAGGACTTTTAGGTGCTGGAACATCTGGAGGTACATTTCAAACCAATGGTGCAAGCAATTTGCAGTCTGGAACATCAGCAGACATTAGGCTTGCATACTATAACGGAGGCACTTCATATGCTTATTACATATATTCAGGTGCAGCATACCCATTCACTGGTGCACACGATGCAATGCAGCTATTAACTGAAACTGAGCCACAGGTTGGCGATTTAATGGTCGATATTCAAGTATTGGCAGCCAATACAGTCAATGACACCATTACTCAAATGGCAATGAGCAGCAAAGCCAATCAAGCTGGAGTAATTGGGGTTTACACTGGCACAACTGGAGTTGGATTTGTACCAGCAGCCATGGCAGAATATACAATGGCACCAGATGGCACAATGACACAGGTTCAGTTGAAACCAGAATATGCCAATGTTTATGACACATACAGATGTATTGGTGTCAATGCTTTGGGTGAAGGTCAAATGAATGTTTGTGGCCAAAATGGTAATATCAGCATTGGGGATTTCATTGTTGCATCAGATATGCCTGGTAAAGGCATGAAACAATCAGATGATGTGTTTCATTCTTATACAGTGGCAAAATCTCGAGAAAATGTCACGTTTTCATCCCCATCAGAAGTTAAAATGATTGCTTGTATTTATATGGGCGGTTAAAATTTACAAAACAAGACAAAACATTCGGGGCCAGTGAGGACATTGGCAGCGTCACTACCTAGTAAGGGAATAAGATGGCAGTCTTTAACAAAAATTCATTGACCCAAGTATCTGGGTTTGACAATCCGATTTTGTCTGGCGAATTGGTCTGGGAACAGAAAGCATTCTGGAATCTTTTTATGACCAACGATTCTGGTGTTTTGCCATTAACTGGTGCCACCATTGATGCCCAAATCATTCGCAGAGTTTTGACCAATGTGATTGACACCAGGAATGGTTTGACATTCACCATTGGCGATTACAATCCAACACCAACACCCATTACACTGACAGTCACAAACATCAATTACACAGGTGGCTCATTTACTTTGGTGATCGATGACAGTGCTTGGGGGCTGATGGCCACTGATCCAGGCTTGGACATTGCCGACCCAAATGGTATTGGCTATTCAGGTCGAATTAAGATCAGTTTTCCAGCAAATGGATCAACACCAGCTGAAGACATCATTGTCTTTTTATTCTTTATTGTTAGATCAGACGGCATTGTGGTGGAATAAGCATGAATACAAAAGTCACAGTAATCAATGACAACAATGTCAACATTCAAGTCACGCCACCACCCAATCAAATCATCAATGTAAACAAATCCAGTTTTGGGGTGTCTGGATTTAGTGGGTATTCGGGCTTTAGCGGTTATAGCGGGTCAGGTATTTCAGGCTATTCAGGCTCTGGGACGTCAGGCTGGTCGGGCTATTCAGGGACGTCAGGTTTTAGCGGCTGGTCAGGCCAAGTGGGGGCGTCAGGGACTTCAGGTTGGTCTGGCCAGTCAGGCTTTAGCGGTTATAGCGGGTCAGGGATTTCAGGGTATTCTGGCTATAGCGGGTCAGGAACGTCTGGTTGGTCAGGCTATTCAGGGGCGTCAGGGACGTCAGGGACGTCAGGGTTTAGTGGCTGGTCAGGCCAAGTTGGGGCATCAGGGACTTCAGGCTGGTCGGGCTATAGTGGTTCAGGTATATCTGGCTATTCAGGTTTTAGCGGGTCTGGAGCCAGTGGTTGGTCGGGCATTTCTGGCTGGTCTGGTTTTAGCGGGACTTCGGGGTGGTCTGGCCAAGTAGGGACGTCAGGGACGTCAGGCTGGTCTGGGTTCAGCGGGGCGGTGGGGGCGTCAGGGACGTCAGGCTGGTCTGGTTTCAGCGGGATCAGTGGCTATAGCGGGTCAGGAATTTCAGGGTATTCGGGTTTCAGCGGGTACTCAGGCCAGCAAGGCACATCGATCAACATCAAAGGCACAGTGGCCACACCAGCCAATTTGCCAGCGACAGGCAACAATGTCAATGATGCATACATTGTTTCATCCAATGGCGATTTGTACGTTTGGAGTGGAACAACCTGGAACAATGTTGGCCAAATAGTTGGCCCAGCTGGCCAATCGGGGACGTCAGGTTTTAGCGGTTATAGCGGGACGTCAGGTTTTAGCGGTTATAGTGGGTCAGGTATATCAGGCTGGTCGGGCTATAGTGGTTCAGGCGTGTCTGGTTGGTCAGGTTTTAGCGGGACGTCAGGTTGGTCTGGTCAAGTAGGGGCGTCTGGGGCGTCAGGTTGGTCTGGCATTTCTGGTTGGTCTGGCTTTAGCGGTTATAGCGGGTCAGGTGTGTCTGGCTGGTCGGGTTTTAGTGGCTATAGCGGGTCAGGTGTGTCTGGCTGGTCGGGTTTTAGTGGCTATAGCGGGTCAGGCGTGTCTGGTTGGTCAGGCTATTCTGGGGCGCAAGGGACGTCAGGCTATAGCGGGATTTCGGGCTGGTCTGGCCAATCGGGGGCATCAGGTATTTCAGGTTATAGCGGGTCAGGCGTGTCGGGTTGGTCAGGTTTTAGCGGGACGTCTGGTTGGTCTGGCCAAGTGGGGGCGTCAGGGGCGTCAGGTTTTAGCGGTTGGTCTGGCCAAGTAGGGGCGTCAGGGACGTCAGGTTTTAGCGGAATTTCAGGCTGGTCAGGTTTCAGTGGTGCGCAAGGGCCAACAACATATCCTGGCGCAGGAATAGCAGTATCCACTGGCTCTGCTTGGGGGTCATCTTATGGAACATCAGGAGCCAATTCTGTTGTTTTGAGAGATGCAAATCAAAACGTAACAGCAAATGATTTTTATGAAGGTTTTACAAACGTAGCAGCCGCAGGAACAACGACAACTTTAACTGCTAGTTCAACGCCTAACTTTGTAGTGACAGGATCTGGTGGTCAAACGTACCAACTTCCTGATGCGACTACATTGCCCGCAGGTGCTATATACACTTTTAATAATAATCAGTCTTCTGGAACTGTTGTTGTAAAGAATAACTCAGGCACTACGATTGCTACGTTGCAATCTGGCTCTTATATTGAAATTATTCTTTTATCAAATTCTATTGCTGCAGGTACATGGGATTATCACAATCAAGCTCCTTCAAATGCTTCTTGGTCAACCAACACATTAAATTGGGCAGGATCATATACAAACGGCACATGGAATGGAAACGTAATTTCTCCTAATTACGGTGGTACTGGAGTTAATAACGGCACAAACACCTTAACATTAGGTGGAAACGTAACGCATTCAGGCGCATTCACGCAAACATTCACAGCGACAGCAAACACATCGGTAACACTTCCTACATCAGGCACATTGGCTACATTGGCAGGCACTGAAACATTTACCAATAAGTCAATTAGTGGTTCAACAAATACATTGACCAATATTGGTAATGGATCACTTACCAATTCAACCATAACCATTGGTGGAACATCTATTTCTTTAGGTGGTTCTACATCTGCAATTACCAATGACATCACCATTCATGGATTGACTGTTGGACAAGGTCCGGGGTCTGTATTTTCAAATACTGCGGTGGGTGCTAGTGCTATGTCGGGTAATACAAGTGGGGCTAATAATACTGTCGTAGGTTATCAAGCGGCAGACCGAAATACGACAGGAACAGACAACACAGTTGTAGGATACAATGCCGCATATTGGATGAATGGTTCTTACAACGCCGCATTTGGTTCAAATGCTCTTGGAACAAATAACTCTAATGGCGGAGGGTCATACAACATCGCATTTGGTTATCAGTCGCTCTTGAACAATCAAGCATCTAACAATACAGCAGTAGGGTATCAGGCGGCTTATAGCAACACAACAGGCACAAGAAATTTATTTCAAGGGTATCAAGCTGGTTATTACAACACAACAGGAAGTGATAACACAGGTTTAGGCTATGGTGCTTATGGGTGGAATACTGGTGCAGTTAATTCAACTGGTTCATATAATACTGCTGTTGGTTCACAAGCATTAGCGGCAAACACCACAGCATCTAACAATACAGCAGTAGGTTATCAAGCAGGTTACACAAATAGCACAGGCTACAACAGCGTATTTATTGGTTATCAAGCTGGTTATACAAGCAATGCTGGTGCATTTAATACTGTTATTGGTCCTGCCGCAGGATATAGTCTAACTACTGGTATTCAGAATACTTTTATTGGTTCTCAATATGCACAAGGCGCTGGTTACTATATAACAACAGGTTCTAAGAACACCATTATTGGTGGCTACAACGGCAATCAAGGTGGCATAGACCTCCGTACAGCTAGTAATAGAGTTGTTTTGTCTGATGGAGATGGAAATATAAGAATTGCTTGTGATGCTACAGGTTCAACTGCTAATGGATATTTCATGGCATTTGATGGGTTGGAATGGTATCCAGGTGTTGATAATGCAATTGCTCTTGGTACTGCTTCAAAAAGATATACAGTTGTGTATGCCACAACAGCATTAATTAATACTTCAGATGCAAATCTAAAGCAACAAATTCGCAATTTAAGTGATGCTGAAAAATCTGTTGCCACAAAAATTAAAGGTTTAATTAAATCTTTTAAATTTAATGATTCTGTGGCAAAAAAAGGCGATGGCGCAAGAATTCATATTGGAGTAATTGCACAAGACGTCCAATCTGCGTTCATTGAACAAAATTTAGACCCAAATAAATATGCTATGTTCTGTTCTGATACTTGGTATGAAGTCAATGGAAGCGCAACATTACCTAATGGTGAATTTTGTAAAAAAGATGACGAAGGTGCAGTAGAAGTTACGCAATTAGGTATTCGCTACGAAGAACTTTTAGCATTTGTAATATCATCACTTTAATAGGAGCATAAAATGTCAACAACTTACACCACAACCATCAAACAAATGTACACAGTTCCCAACCCAACAGGGTATGTGGTCAATGTACTGTTTACAGTCAGCGGGACTGACGGACAAGGACATACTGCCTCAATAGATGGCAATATCCAATTCACACCAGAGCAAAATGAGCAAGGATTTATTCCTTATTCACAATTGACTCAGGCAGAGGTATTAGGTTGGATTAACGAAGCAACCAATAACCAAGAGAACTATTACGCCAACATTGATGGTCAAATCAACAGCATGGTCAATCCCCCAGTTTCCCCCACAACACAACCTTTACCCTGGAGCAACTAATGGAAACCGTAACACTTCAATCACAACTCGTTAATGTCATTCTTCAATATTTGGCAACTAGACCCTATCAAGAAGTGGCTGGTTTGATTGCTGAAATTCAAAAACAAAGTCAACCACCACAATAAAACAAAATGACAATACAAAACAAAACATGGGAGCAAATGCTCTTGATCAATGAGTTGAATTTTGCCAAGCAGCACAATCCAGAATATTACCGATGGAAACTCACAAACAATTATGAACGTGCAGTTTTTCTGAAAGGCGATCCAGTTTATCCTCGAGAGGCCACACGATATATGTGGGCCAATCGAAATCTGCGTGGCAAAAAGATTTTGGAAATTGGCTGCAGCACTGGATTTGGCACTCAATTTTTACCCAATGACATTGAATATTTGGGATTGGATTATGACCCAATCATCATCGATGTGGCTCAAGATCAGCATTGGGGTGAAACCATCAAGTTTTCATGTGCAGACATCAATGAAATCCAGCTGGCACAGTTTGACACCATCATTGCTTTTGAGGTGATTGAACATTTGGACAATGGATTGGACATTGTGGAAAAGCTGAAAAAACATTGCAACCGATTATTGATCACAGTGCCATGGAATGAGCCACCAGGCTTTTGGGGCGAGCACCACAAACTGCATGGCCTTAATGAAACCAATTTCTTTGATTTTGATGTGGAATACATCAGCGAGCATGGAGCCATCACATCAGAGCCAAGATCATTGACTGAACACAATCGATTCAATTTGATGATTCTGAGGTGGGATCGTGGATAAGGTTTTATGCAGCATTGGCACTCGAGGCCGATATGACACAACGCTGCCATTGGCTTTGGCTGCCATCATCAATCAGACCAAACGGCCAGACAAAGTGGTCATTTTTGATGACAATGAAAATCCAAGGGATGTCAGAAATGAGCTGATTTATAAAAATTTGTTTCAAATGATGGACATCAAAGGAATCGAATGGGAATGGAGGTTTGCTGCTAAAAAGGGCACGCACCACAACCACCAGGCGGCCAACACAATGGGATACAAATGGGTTTGGCGCATGGATGATGATGCCATTCCAGAGGCCAATGTGCTGCATGAATTGTTCAGCTGGACGCTGCATGATCTCAATTTGGGCGCAGTTGGTGGATCGATATTGACACCACCATTGCAGTTTGAGGAATCATTTCCAACGGCCACCATGGCCAACATCGATGCAGAGCCAAACATCCAATGGAAATATATTCACAAACGCAAAAAGGTCGAGCATTTGCATTGCTCATTTTTGTATCGAGCTGGCATTGTGGATTATCACTTGGGGCTTTCAAAAGTGGCCCACAGGGAAGAAACATTGTTTAGCAATGCTTTACATCAAAAAGGATATGATCTTTATGTGGTGCCCAATGCGGTCACTTGGCATTTGAAAAATCCAAGTGGTGGCATCAGGTCAGAGACTGATCAATCAATGTATGCGCATGATGAACAAATATTTCAAAACTTTCAAAAGTTTAAAAATAACACAATTGTTGTGCTCAATTGTGGCATGGGTGATCATTTGGTATTTTCTGAAATATTGCCTTATATCAAAAACCCAATTGTGTTTACTTGCTATCCAGAAATTATTGCTGGCGAATCGATTGCTGCAGCCAAAGAATTGTTTGGTGACATCGACCAGTGGAACATATATTTGAAAATGGCCCAATGGAAGTGGACAGGCTCACTCAATGAGGCATTCAGAAAGATGTATTTATGATCATTGTTTCTCCATACTCCAAAAAGCTGATGAATGGTCGGGAAAACCCTAAAAATTACCCATATTGGTCAGTTTTATTGATGGAAATTAAAGAAAAAGTGATACAAATTGGGGTCAGTGGTGAAAAGCAAATATGGCCAGACTTCAGACCCGATTTGCCATTGGATGAATTGAAAGAATTGCTGATGCAATGTCGGACATGGATTTCATGCGATTCATTCTTTCAGCATTTGGGATACATCGAGAAAAAGCCTGGCATTGTGCTTTGGTCAGTATCGGACCCATTGATCTTTGGCCATCCAGAGAATGTCAATTTGATTAAAAGTCGGGATTATCTGGCCAAAGACCAGTTTTTGTGGTGGGAAGATCAAGAATACAAACATGATGCATTTGTCGATCCTGATGAGGTGGTCAAGGCATTGGAATTGTTTTAAAATTGGCCATCATTTAAGGGTGAACAATGGACGCTGAAATCGACAAAAGACTGGCAGTGCATGAGGCAGTATGTGCTGAGAGATACAGAATCATCCAAGAGCATTTGACAACTGGCGAAAAGCGAATGACCAAGATTGAGTATTTGCTTTATACAGTGATGGCTTTGGTGTTACTTGGGCCAGGCGTGGCAGCCACATTTTTCCACAAATTGTTTGGATTCTAAAAATTGATCCATTTACCCTTGTCGCACTTGCAAGTGGAGCTTTTAAACTCTGCAAAGATGCGTGTGAAATGTACAAGGAAGGAAGGCAAATTGTCACCGATGCAGTCAAAGAAATTGATGGCATTGTCAAAGATGCCAAAAATGTCCAAAAGAAAGCGAAAGGATTGTTTGGATTTTTAACTGCTATTTTTGGCCAAGATAAAAAAATAAACGCAGAAAGTGCACAAAATGTGCAAAAAGCAGCTCCAAAAGCTGCCAAAAAGAAAAAAGAGCCACCACCAGAGTTTGATGAAAATCTCATTTACCAGCAAGTGAGTGATGCATTGATCAAATTCTTTCAAGCCTACAATGGTTTAAAAAACTATAAAAAAGAACAAGAGGAGCTGGCATTACACGCTACCAATGAGGAGGGCAACGAAATTGCCATCAAGTTGGTGATTGCTGATTTACAAATGGAAAAATTGAATTCTGAGCTTTCAAATTACATGGTCTATCATGTACCAAGTGAATTGAAAGATTTGTATTCAAGGGTCAATGAACAAATTGGGCACATTGCGAATGTCCAAGCACTTGCAAGACGAGAGGAGTTGTTGGCAAAGAGGAAAGCACAATGGCAACGAAACCAAAAAGCGGATTTAGTCAAAAATCGAATGGTGGTTTCAGCAATTACAGTTCTAATGATTCTGTGGATGTGGGGAATGATTCTAAGTCTGACACACCAGCTTTAATATTGATTGTGATTTTGCTCATTGTGATTTTGCTTTTTTTGCCATTGTTGGCGTGGATGTATACCGATGTCAGAAAATTGGAAATTCGAGTTGATAAGGCTTTGACCAGAATTGAGGGAAAATGAAATATCTGATTTTGATTGTTTTGATGTTGTTGGCTGGCTGCCATGATCAATATCGGTATTTTTGCCAAGACCCTGAAAACTTCAGCAAAGATGTTTGTCAAAGGCCAAGATGTGAGTTTGATCAAGATTGTCCAGATTATCTAGTGGCCCCAATATTGGAGAAAAAAATTGAAGGAAATACTGCTGGCATTACTCAACAGTCCCAAGGACAGACTCAATGCAGATGACATCGAGGTCAGAGTCAGGGCATTTGTAATCATTGTTGTGACTTTGATTTTGTTTTTTATTGTGGTCACGCTGATTTATAGCGTGATGTTTGTGAGCCAGCCAATCAAAGCCATGGCCCCAATTGACCAGGCATTTACCAAAATGCTCAATGACATTGTGCTTTTGATCGTGGGGGGCATTGGCGGTATTATGACCAAGGGCATCAGCAATGAGGCCACCAACATGATGAATGCAGCCAAGTCAAACAAAGATGCATATGTCGCACCACCACCAGCGCCAATCATCATGGCTGCAGCATCACCAAGCTGGACTGCACCACCACCACCAGCTGGGCCGCCAACATTGGAAGACCAAGAGGAGCGTTTGAGGACTGCCCAGGCTCGAGAAAGCACAAAAAATGTTTAGTTGGCTTTCATGGTTTTTTGATGATTTGTTTTATTACATTGCAATCATTGCGCTGATCGGTGGAGTGATTGCATACACTCTTTCATATTTGGTGGGGTTTATACCAATGTTGAAAGCCCATGCACTTATATTAAAAGTGCTTGGAATTTTTTTGGTCATTACAGGAGATTATTATGTCAGCGATCATCATGGTTATCAAAGACGCATGGCTGAAGATCAAGTCGAAATTGACAGGCTTAATCAAGAAGCAAGAGCCAAAGAATCCGAGTTAAACAAAAAGCTGGCGCAAACTGGCGCAGCACTCAGGAAATCAAAAGATGAAAACAAATCCAAGCAAAGCAGCATTGATGCTGACATCGATGCTGGTCGGCTGCAGCTCTTCACCAGTTGTGCCTTACAAGCCAATTCAGATGCCACCATTGCCAGCGGAAATACAACCAATGGAGCCGAATCTACAAGACAGGCTCTTAAAGATATTGTCCAAATCGCAGCAGATGGAGACAGTGCAATCATCCAGCTCAACAGTTGCATTGCCACCTATAACCAAGTAATGGAAACAGTCAATGGGGGCGTGAAATGATTACATCAGAGCAGCTGATTGCATTGAAAATCGATCCAGTTTGGACGATTCCACTCAATGACACATTTGATCGATGGGGCATTTCAACACTTGAAGAACAGGCGTGTTTCATTGGCCAATTCTCATATGAGTCAAATCACTTTAAAGACTTGAGTGAGAATTTAAATTATCGGCCAGAAACATTGATGAAATTGTGGCCAAAGCGGTTTCCATCGATGGATGAGGCTTTAAAGTATGCCCATCAACCAGAAAAAATTGCCAATCACATTTATTCAAATCGGATGGGCAATCGAGATGAGGCATCAGGAGATGGCTGGCGTTTCAGAGGATCAGCAATTTGTCAGTTGACTGGGCATGATAATTTTTACCATGCTGGCCAAGCATTGAGCATCGATCTGGTACACAATCCTGACCTGGCTCGAACACCAAAATATGCTGCACAAATTGGTGGCTGGTATTGGAAAACTCATAAGTGCAATGAGGCTGCACAGGCCAAAAATTACAACAAACTCACAGAGATCATCAATGGGGGATTATTTGGTGCAGAGCAGCGCATTGCAGTGATGCACCAAAGCGAAAGAATCTGTGGAGCCTAATGCTCTTTTAGATATAGATAAACCATCAAACCAATGGTGCTGAAAATAAAGGCAATCAATCCCAGCAAGCCGAGAGCGATTGCCCACATAAAAATATTAAACCAATCAAACATTTTTGATATTGTAATCAGCAGCGTTAATTGAATACTTATACAGTGTCCATTTGCGCTGGTAATTGGCATCTTCACTTGGAGGGATAAAACCGAATCGTTTCCATGTGGTCATTACATCGGTTTTATCAGCTGGTGTGTATTGTTTTATATTTGGGAATTTCATTTTGTTTTATCCAAGTAATCTGCCAAATCTTTGGTGTCCACAAAAACTCTAAGTCCATCTTTGTATGTGCGAAAACTCAGCTCATTTTTAGAGCGTTTGTTATAGATCGTACCAATTGGCACTTTCAGCACTCCAGCCACTTCATCGAGAGTCAAGCGAACACCAAATTGATTCAGCAGATATTGATACATATTGGTTTAAAAAGGAATATTAGAGTCTTGGAAAGCGGTTTTGGCCACTCCAAAATCATCCACTGCTGAGGCTTTGGACCCTAGTGCATCACCTTTCTCGAGCAGCTGGATGTTGTTCAGCCAAAATGCTACACCATTGTTCCCAGCTTGGGAATATGCATATGCAGTGACAGATACACGGCCCCAGTCACCAGAGACAAAATCATTGGCTGCCAAGATGGGTTGACCCTCAGCATCGATGACACCAGGCTTTTCATTTGACTTGCATCGAATGAAAAAGCTGCCTTTGTATTGATCAGGCAATGGTGTGCCATCTTGCTTTGTTTCAGTGTCACCATCACGCAGCGGATTGCGCAGATTGGCTGGATATTTCCCATTCCACTTTTTATCAAGTGCAGCTTTCATTGCAGCTTTGAGGACAGCAATGGTTTGTGTGTCACCTTTGGGAATGATGAATTCAGTGGAAAACTCCTCTTTTCCAGACAATTCATTGATCTTGGGACTGGCCCAATTGAGGAAAGAAAAACGGCCTTTGCCAGTTACAAATTTAGACATATTTACTCCAGTTTACAGTTTAAAAAATACCGACACCGAATTGT